TTTGTTCTGTATTTTTTTTTCTGCATGCATAACACGCAATTTTAAAAAATCTTTTCTAACGTCAGAAGGAAGCTTACTAAGGTCTATGTTTTCCAAATTCATATAAAAATTTTATAATTTTTTTCCATAATGTTTTTAACCCCTTTGACTCTCTAAAACAAGGCATAAAGCAAAGTCTGAGGGGGCCCCAAGAAAAAAAGGGGGTTTCGGTTTTTTAGTGTTGTGCAATTTTGGGGATCGGTCTGGTACCTCTATGAAAACCAGGCGCCGCTAAGGCGCCTGGTCCTATGATTAATTGTTAGTCTAGTAGTGTCATGTATGCTTTGATGTTATGTTTTTGGAACCATCTAATACCCTTACGTACTATATCCCATGTAGGGTCGTCGCCATTGTTTGGGTCTGCTGTTTCATTTGCTTTCATAACAGATTGATACATTGCATATTCTTCAGCTGTCAACATCTCTGATTGTTTACTGAATGGGTTAGTTGCTTTGTGTATTCTTTGTGTCATATATATATATATATCCTTTCTATATCCTTTATAGTCCTATTAGGATTGTCTGTCAATACCCACGTGTTCCATGGTCCATGTTCTATAATACCTATCCTTTGCCTCGCCATATCCATTACTCCAAGCTAATTGGTATTCTGGTTGTTGTTGCCATGACGCCCATGGTCCAAGGTCCGTTGCTTTTCTAGTTCTCTTTCCTTGCTCGCCAATGTGTGTAAGTATTCTATCGGAATACATTTCAAAGTATTCATGCATACAGCCTTGACTACAAAACATATTAAAGTAACCACGTACTTTTTTATTCATATAATAAGGCGCCTCGGATTTCTTTGCTCTTATTCTATCGGTTGTGTCTTTGTAGTGACACAACCTATTCTGACAGTATTCCGTACTCATATCATTATCCATAAGATTATGATTGCTAAAAGTCCTGCAGTTATTAATTCCATTTAACCCTCACGTTTCCAACTGCGTGTCTGTAATCGTTTGCGTCTATGTCAAAATATGTCATACAAGCATTACCTTTCTTTGTTGTTTTATATTCGCACTTACTATCCCACTTTGCTTTTCTTGTTATAAAAGCTTTATGCTTTGTTGCGTAGTAAGTCACGAAGAATTGTTTGTCTAGTATCATGTTATATCCTTTCTATTGTTTATAGGACTATCCTATATTAGATAGCCCTATAAGTCAAATGTTAGTTTGTTTGTCTGTCTGCCATAGCTTTCTTATACATAGCAATTTTATCTTCTCTACTTACTGTGACCTTGTTCATAGATTTAATTCTATCTGCTAAGTTCTTTGGATTGTAGATAGTTAAACCAGTTGAGTTAGTTCTAATTATTTCTGCGTCTGAAACAGTACAACCAAGTTCGTTTGCAAGTTCTATACCCTCGTCAAGATACCTATAACCTTTCAAACCAAGTTTAATTTCTTTCATCTGGTTTTGTAAAGTTGTTATCCATTTTTCATGGCATTGAATTAACTGTGCCTTTGCACCTTGCCAAGTCATAAAGATATTAAATTCTTCTGCTGTGCAATCAACTTGTCTATCTCTACAATACTCACGACCAATCAAATCAATTTCAAAGTCTTTGTTCCAATCTGCAACTTTGTTAATTTCTCCGTCTTTGTCGTCATGGTTATCAAAGCCAAGATACTTATTGTTAGCTTGACTAAGTTTAGTCCAATGGGGATTTGTGTCTTTTCCATTCATCTTGATATTGATGTCTGGGTCACAACCCTCTTGCCCTTTTAGTTCCTCTCTAAAATAAGCATAAGCAAATGCCCTATTACTATCACTACTGCTATGCCTACTTGTTTGAGTGTCTGTTCCGTCTACTCTTGCACCAAGTCTGAAATCAAAATGTTTGGTAAATCTTTTTTCTACCATTTTGTTTTCTTTGTTATCAAACTCCTCGCCATTAAACCCAAAATGAAAACAACTATCCTTTTGAATAGTATTGACATTGTCAAACTTATTTTGAAGATACCATGCCTTTTCAATATCATCTGGGGTATAAGTTCTATGGATTACATCTTTAGCCAATAACCAAGTCTGGTCTTGTATAGGTTTTAGCTGTTCCCTTGCCTCAAAATATTTCTGCTTTTCTGCTGTATCATTTTGAGTAAGAGATTTTTCAATACGAACACCTATTTTGTTTCGGTATTCTGTATTTAATCTTAATCGTGCCATTGTGTATGCCTTTCTATTTGTTATTAATAAAAACAATTTACACCTTGACATTTAATATGTCAAGCATTATATAGGATAAGGTATTACAAGTTAATAGCTTGTAGTCCTTTCGGGTTTAGTCTGGCGTGTAGTCACCTTAAAAGTGGTGGCGCCAGTTTGAGCCCAGAATACAAATGACTGGGGATATAAACCCTATAAGCATGGTAGCGACTTTGGAGAATAGGCCCCTCCTAAAACCGGTAATAAGTGCAGTCCCGGACCCATCCTGGCTTTTGTGTTCTGGGCTCAAAATTACAAAATGATTGCTCTGGGACTAGTACAGGCCGCGCGGCTATATACTAGGATCCAGGGCCAGGGACCGGGCGCAGCATGCATAGCTTCCGGTCCCTGTATATGAACAAGCAGTCAAGATAGACAAGCAAGCAGCTTGACAATAAATAAAGGATATTATAGGATGTAGATATCCCGTTTGCTGGTATCCGGATTTAAAACTCAAACCAGCACACCGCCGAACCCCGGTAGGAATAGCTGCATAGTTCAGCTCCATGTACCGGGACCAGGCTTAACAATGAAAGGATACAACATGTCACCAAAAGATATAAACAAAACAATAGAGAGACTGGACGATCAGGACTGGAACAGGATGAAGGAACACATGGATAAAAAATGTCCATCTATGACGCTTCCAACAGTGGAAGACTTTAAAGACCTGGTTAAGCTCTACGGAAAATTTAAGGAATATGAAAAGAAAAAACTTAATTAAACGCAATGATTTGCTGCCATGGTTCACTCAGGACCATGGCCAGCTGCCTGAATGGTATCTGAAGAGTTGCCAGAAATTTTTTGATTCTCTGAGAGATAGACAAGCAAGCAAGAAAGACAAGCAAGCAGATTGACAAGCATATAATAAATGATAATGTAGGAATAAACAGAAAGGTATACATGTTAAAAAAAGAAGCGGAAAAAATAACACACACCCTGAGCAAGCCAGGCAAGATGCCCGGACCTGCGTACAGTATAAGCGCGAAGAACTGTATAACAGGCGCGAAGCTCGCAAAGGTACCCGGCTCCGTGTGCTCTGGTTGTTACGCCCTGAAGGGTCGTTACGTGTTTAAGAATACAAAAATAGCTCACGCCAAGAGACAGGCGTCCCTGGACCACCCACTATGGGCCCGGGCGATGGCTGCACAGGTAACTGGCCATAGCTGGTTCAGGTGGCATGACGCCGGCGACCTTCAGAGCGTGGACCACTTAAAAAAGATCATTGAGGTGTGTAAGCTCACACCAGGGACCCAGCACTGGCTTCCAACTAGAGAGAGCCAGATCTTAAAATGGTTTACCCCAGAAATGATTCCAAAGAACTTGATCATTAGACTAAGCTCACATATGATTAACCAGGGACCCGCGAAGCAATGGCCTCACACGTCGACCGTTACAGATGGAGCTGGCAGGACATGCCCGGCCCCGGACCAGGGCGGCAAGTGTCAGGACTGCAGGGCCTGTTGGGACAAAGCCGTGCCTAACGTAGAATACGGGAAACATTAGAATGATTCTAAACTACAGAAAGAAAAAAACAAAACTACAAGAGAGACGAGCAAGCAAGATAGACAAGCAAGCATTCAGATAGACAAGCAAGCAAGAAAAAAAATCAACAAGCAGAGAGACGAGCAAGCACCTGGGACCATGGTTCCGGGACCACGGACCCCGAACCAAAACCATCGGTTACAAGTTCATGGATCATGGACCCTGGAAAAAGTTTCAGGCACCCTTGACCAAGGGCCCTGACTAAGATGAAAGTATTGTGTGGGTGCTGGTGATGCCACGCTATTTGCATGGGTTGAAACTTAATTTTATTGGCTTTGATTGCCTTCATTTCCACAGTCCCAAAATGATTATTCTTATTGAAGAACAATACATCTGGCATGCCATTTCCTGCTGTGTTTTCTATTCTATTTAAGATTAAATCTGTGTTGTGTTTCTTAAAATCATACCATAATTTTCTCTCTGGAGTCATGGTAATTTAAGCCAATTATGTCTCGAGGACTGTAGCTGATTTAGTGAATTTAGTTTTTGCTGCAACCTTTAAAGGTTCAGTTCTTATTATAATTCTATGTGTTTCATGACCAACAATATTGTTCTGTGCCAACAAAATCTCTTTAAGATCATGCATTTCACCATTTGGCATTTCAATAACAACTCTTGCACCTTGTGCAGCAACAGAGCCGACAACAGGATCACAAAACTTTTGCCATACTTTTAAAAACTCTCTAGCGTTTAACATTAAATAACACCACTGTTTCTTAATTTTTTAACTTCATTATCTAATTGTTTAGTTAGTAAATTGTTCTCTTCAGTTAACTTTGTTACTTGAACATGAAGGCTACCTACTATTTTTTGATGAGCTTTATCTAGCTCTTGCATATGTTTTATTTGATTAGTTAGTTTCTCAATTACTAACGTTAAATCACCTTTTCCTCTATCTTCTGTCATGTTGACTTTATAAGCCAACTAAAGTAATAAGTCAATATGGGAGTACCAAAAAGATTAACAGAAATGCAAACAAGATTTTGCGAAGAGCTTGTATATAATGAAGGAAGAACAACAGGATATGAAGCATGCATAGCTGCTGGATACTCTAAAGACAATGCCAGGCCTATGGCTTCAAGACTCCAAAACCCAAGATACTTTCCACTAGTAGTACAATATTTAGGACAGCTTAGAGAAGAGAGATTAAAAAAATATGAAGTGTCGTATGAAAGGCACGTATCAGAACTTGCTAAAATAAGAGATGCAGCTTTAGCCAAAGGTAGTTACTCAGCTGCCGCAAACGCTGAACACATGAGAGGAAAAAGTGCAGGATTATATGTGGAGCAAAAAATAATAAAAACAGGAAAGTTAGAAGACCTAACAGAAGAGCAGTTAGAGCATAAGATGAAAAAGTTGTTAGAAGATTACGCACCGATTTTAAAAGCAAAGCAAATTGAGGCATTACCAGAAGAGATTATAGATGAGAAAGAAATTAATCAGTCTCATGAAGATGATTCTTAAGCATATCTAACACCCACGGATTGTCTCTAAATACACCCATCATAAAATTAGATAATTGATTGACTACAAGTTCTTCGTGATTCTCTTTTGCAAGAGGACCTTCAGCTTGATTTAAACCAGCGATGTAAACAGCTGCATGCATAATTTCGTGAAAAGTTGTGTTGGCTCTTTCTTGACCACATAAATCATGTTGAATATATATA